GCGAGCAACCCTAACGGGAATACCATGGTTACGATTGTAAGCAAAGTAGAGACGTTCTGAAAAGAGTTTCTCCCATCCGTATTCTGAGTCTGGGTTGGCGGGGTAGGCGGATTCTTCACGGCAATCAGGATTATCGGGGTCTAATTGATTATACTCTGGATACATACAAGCAGAACTAGAGTAGAATATCTTAGGTTGCTTCTTAGGATGATACTCTGGTTCATAATGATCCAATCTTTCATTCATCAATCTAGTTTCTTCAAGAACATTTAGATTGATAGTAGCAGAGTTATGCATAACATTTGCATCATGCTCTCCAGTAAAAATATATCCAGCACCTCCCATATCAGCAGCGAACTGATAGATTTCATCAAAGCAATCTATCATCCTGTAAGGAATTTCATTATAGAAGTTCCTATAAGGTCCTTTATATTCTAAAACACGACGAACAAGATCTCTATCAGTCAAATCCCCATGAACAAATTCATGTGCTGCTGTATCAGAAAACTCTGGTGATTTAACATCAACGCCACGTACCCAGTACCCTTCAGATACAAGACGTTTGACCATATGGCTTCCTATAAATCCACCTGCGCCTAAAACTAGGGCAGTCTTTTTATATTCACTCATGATTATTATATACCTAATATAATTTTAACAAATTTATGATAGAGTGTCAATCAAAGATATGCTTTTTCCTATCATCAACATAACTCCAAGTATTATTATTCTTCTTAATTGCCTCCACTATGACATTCAATTTTTCTTCTATTTTATCCAATCTAGCAAAAGCATCTCCATCAAAACCTTCCCAACTTTTCTGCTTTTCATCAGCTATAGCAAGTTTAGAATCTAAACTCTGTTCCCATAGATTTACTTTTTTCTCAAATTGATTTAACTTATCTAAAGCTGCTCCACCTACTGCCAACGGAGTATCTGGTTTTGCTTCCAATGCTTGAAGTCTTGCTTCTACTTCCACATCATACTTAGACATGGATGCACCACTTGCAGACTTCCCTGCTGTTCCTTTAAATGCCATGTGATTAATTTACTTTACTCTTCACCTATTTAGGACTCCCTCTATTATAATCATCTTCCAATCTACAAATATCATCTTCTTCACAATTGCCTATTTGAGTTTCAATAAAAACAAATTCTTCTTCACTTGCAGTAGCTCTATGTATAGCAGTGGCAGGAATAATCCAATGAGATCCTGAAGCAGCTTCTACTTGCTGATCTCCCACAGTAATGATACCATCCCCACTCACCACACTCCAATGCTCTTCTCTATATCTATGATACTGCAAAGAGAATCTTTGATTAGGAAAAAGAGTAATTTTTTTTACTTTATAATCTTTACCTTCATCAAGAGTGAGATACCATCCCCAAGGTTTATGAACTATTTTTCTCATTAAAAATCATACCCATCGTGAAACTGTTAATTCAATACTATTATCCGTCATCTCCCATTCTTCATCAACAGTAAACCCCTCTTCCTTAACAGTATGATGTAATGTCATTCTAGCATACTGTTGGGTTACTTTTTCAATAAACCTTTCCACTGGAACATCCAAATCCCAAGTATCCAATTCAGCAACTAACTCATAGTTACCTGTATTCTTATTCAAACGGAATCCAATATCATCCCTGATAGCAACCTCTGCAAGAAATTCGGGATGCTCTTCTGCATGAGAGGAATTATTAATAACTAACTGCTGATTCTCTTGAATATCATGACCCATGAGTTCAAGTGCCTCAACCAAATAGTCACGTTCTTTAATTTTAGTCTTTATGCATGTGAAGTGAGACATTTTCCTCAGTGGTTTGTTTTTGTTGATAGTACTCTGGCTTATGTTCTACTCGTTCTACTACTCCTAATCTCTCCTCAATTCTTTTGGTGAGATTTTCACAATCATTTCCAACAACACCCATAACCTCTTCAGTTACAGTGCCATCTTGTCTAATAGTAAATTTAATGGTTTGTTGTGCCATTGGTTACATGATAACGTGAATTTATTTAGGACCCTTATCCTTGACATAACAAGGTACACCTTCTGGATCTAACCACTTGGTATACTCAAAATCTTCAATAGCAGTAGCAAGTTGCATACCATTATCGCAGAGGTACATATCTCTGTACCTCTTTGTATAATAGTCCTCCTTTTGAATACGATAGTCTGGTTTCCCATTCTCTAGGGTTCCACACTCCACATAACGGTAAGGATACCGTTCCATAATTACTTTCATTTTACTTGTTCAGTGTTGTTAGAATTTACTCCCAAATATACACCAGCCACCGGAATAGCAAAGATAATAACTCTAGCCATCCCAGTTACTGCTAAAATAATAAGGGCTGCTTTAGACTGCTTAAGCATTTGCCCCCACTGATTCTAATTCTAAAACTACACAATCCATCAAAATTTCATAATCATCTAGAGGATCTCCAGATAATTCAACACCTTCATTCTCATAGTAACGTCTAACCTTTTTATAAAGTTTTGGATTCCTTACATCTAAGAAAAAATCACCTGCTGCTGCTCCCTTTAAAGTCTGAAGGTCTTTCTTAAATTTTGAAGTGAGAGTCATTGTCTCGATTAATTTGCCTTTAAAGTATAAAAGATATAATTTAAAAAGTCAACTAAGACAATTTATACAGTGTCCACTAACTCCAATGCCCTACTAGATGCTTCAAAATCTTTATCAAATTGCTTTAATCCAACATCAGTAAGAACATGCTTATACATACCCTCAAAAACTCCTGGTGGCATAGTTACAATATGAGCACCATACTCAAATGCTCTACTTACATCTCTTACACCTCTAAGAGAAGCAGCTAAAATTTGAGTGTCACCCACTCTCTGCTTGGCATATACGTTAGCAATATCTTTAACAAGACACAACCCACCAAAAGAATTATCATCCACTCTACCTACAAATGGTGATACATATGTAGCACCTGCTTTAGCAGCAAGGATTGCCTGTGCAGGAGAGAAGATAAGAGTAACGTTTACCTGAATATGTTCTTTACTCAATGCCATACACGCAGCAAGTCCATTAGGAGTGCACGGCACTTTAATGGTAGCCACTTTACCATACTTTTTAAATAATCTTTTACCTTCGGAAATCATATTAAATTTATCACCAATGACTTCCATACTGATGTCCTGGATACCAATATCTTTAATTTCTTGATACACTACTTCAGGATCTCTACCACTCTTTCTAATAAGTGTGGGGTTAGTAGTTACACCATCAATCAATCCACTATAAGAATGTTTGCCGATGACGTCAGTATCAGCAGTGTCTAAGAAGATTTTCATACTTGTTTGTAAATCTTTATCATCTATATATGTCATGGTCCATCCCCATGTTGAAGCTGTATTTTCATATAATCTTTATCATCCAAAAGATGTTTAGCAGCTTTATATCGAGGATCACCCTCCATTAATTTTTGATAGGCAGGAGTATTTGCTACTTTATCAGCCTTAGTCACTATGTGCTGTTTCATTTAATTTCAAAATCAAGTTTACGTACTTTACGTTTACGTCTTTCTTCTTGCCAAGCAATATCTTGGGGAGAAAGTACTTCTCTCTTTTTAGAAGTAGGTACAGAGGACACCATAATAACCTGACTAAGATCTCTAGCCGTCACCTTATCTTCGGTAACTGTCATCATATTTGAGCAACCACAACATTGGGTTTTCCCCAATTGTCCTGTCAATTCTTTTCGACAGACTTTACAACTTACGGTAATCATTGTTCTTTAATAAGCTAGCGTCTCAAACAGGATTCGAACCTGTGACCGACTGCTTAGAAGGCAGTTGCTCTATCCAGCTGAGCTACTGAGACTCGAAATAATCTTTTTTGTAGTAGCGTCCTAGGATATTGTTATTATAATAAGCAGGTGTGCCATCAGTCAAGCTTTCAGTCAAAACATTATTTAAAAATAATTGTCTTGTCTCTTCGAAATTTACTTTGCCTGAGGTTCTATGGAGACTGAGGATTTCCCTTTTGAAGATCTCGTTCCCAAATAAGTTTCTATCTGATTTAAGTTCTTCAGAGCTTCCATAGTATCTTTTCCAATCACTCTCAGACGTAATCCGTCTCTTACCACCTCTAGGCTTACGTTTTGAGTAAAAGTATTTCCTCCCGATATACCTCTTACCCGATTGCAAATTTGTAATCCGGTAGACAAAACCGAAGAAGTCGCTAATATGAGCAGAAGTGAAAGTTGAACCTTGGTATGTCCAGGGGTTCTCATAATCTCCTTCACCCACGCTGGTCGCTGTGGTGGTGTCCATCCCATGATTTTCATATCTTTTCTCCTATTTAGTTCTAGTAATTCAACTTCATTTGGAAATTCATTTATCATAAAATGAACACCATCCAGTGGTGATATATTTAAGCCCTCTATTTGGTGTCACTCCTTTATGAAGATGAGTCCATCCAGCAGGCCAAATAACTAACCTTCCCATTTTAGCACTAACAGTAGGATAATTCATAAATTCAGTTCCACACTTAGCATCATTTAAATAAAACATCCATGCCAATACCCTCAATGAGTAAGGCTCTCCAATACAATGTTCACAATGCCACTGTTTATAACCATCCTCCTCGGTCTCATATTTTTGAAAAGAAAATTTATTATAAATTTTCCAATAATGAATCTCTTCTAAACACGGATAACTTTTTATATATTGATCAATATATCTAACACCTACAGAATACAAAATATTAGATATTAAACTACCATCATCAAAACCAAAATCTAATTGAAGACATTTTTTCTCCTCAGGACAATAACCCATACTTGTTTGTCCTACGTCAGGAGAAGATTTCTCAAACTCTTTAATTAATATATTACATTCTTTTTTACTTAAGGCATTATCATAAATCCCAAAATAATCAGAGTTTGAAACCAGAGAACGTATCTTTCTTAACATCTTGCTTTATACCTCCTACTACATAAGATTCAACCTCAGTCTCTTGTGGTGCGACCTGCAGACCCTTAGAAGAGATCCAATGTGCAGTCCAAGGTAATGGATTATTCTTTGCAGCAATGTCATACACAGGTTTTAAACCAATTGCTTTCATCCTTTTGTTAGCAATCCATTCCACATATTGATAAAGTAATTTATCATTTAATCCTATCATACTTCCATCTTTAAACAAATACTCTGCCCATTTCTTCTCTTCATTTACACACCTATCAAACATCTTATAGGTCCACTCCTCCTCTTCCTTCATAATTTGTGCCATCTCTGGATCATCACCATCTCTCCAATTCTTTAAGATGTTTTGAGTAAGAACAAGGTGTTGGTTCTCATCCCTTGCTATGAGCGAAATGATTTTCGCAGAGCCTTCCATAAGCTTAAGCTCACCAAAAGCGAAGGAACAAGCAAAACTAACATAGAAACGTATTCCTTCCAGTATGTTAACATTTGCGACTGCCTGATAGAGTTTTCTTTTTAATTCTTTAATAGTATATTCCGTTGAAGGAGATCCTTTCCAATCTTGCCTCCAAAAATTACCTTGTCCATATTGTTGAGCCTGATTAATAAAATCATCATAAGACTGTGTAACACTCTTAGACCTTTCTATTATCTTCTCATCCTCAAGAATAGTATCAAATACTTCAGAAGGATTTGAATAAACATTCTTAACAATATATGTATAGGATCTACTATGAATCATCTCCATAAATCCCCACACTTCCATACATGCTTCTAGTTCTGGAAGAGAACAATAAGGTATGAATGCCATACCAGGACCCCGCCCTTGAACCGAATCCAACATAGTCTGATACTTCAAGTTAGAAGTAAAGATATGCTTCTGTTCGGGACGTAAAGTTTGATAGTCTGCTCTATCCTTTTGCAAGGATACCTCTTCGGGTCTCCAGAAATACCCCAACTGCATAGTAGTCAGTTTATCAAAAACAGGATACTTATATGAATCATATCGTTGAATCCCCAAAGGTTTTCCAAAGAACATTGGTTGCTTTTTAGTATCAACAGATTCGGTATTAAATACCGTCATTCCCTCTATATTAGACTGCACAAGATTCACACTCTCCTTCTTCAACATCACTTAATTCTTCAAGTAAACTATTTAACTTATTTTTTCTCCCATCTTCGACATTATCATGCCATCCTATAGGATGAGCAGGCTCTATTTCATCTGTTTTAGAATCATAAGTGTTCTGATAATAAGATGTTTTCCATCCATATTTGTAAGTAGTAAGAAGATCCTGAGCCATTACTGACACAGGAACTTCATTATCAGAATAATGCTCTGGATTATAAGACCAATTTCCAGAAATTCCTTGATCAAAGAACTTCTGCATTACTGCTACAATATTAATATATCCTTCATTGGATGTCATATCCCATAATAATGTATAGTTATTCTTTAAACTAGCATAGGAAGGAACAATTTGCTTAAGAGGTCCTTTCTTTGATTTTTTAATGGACAAGTAGTCTCTAGGAGGTTCGATTCCATTTGTTGCATTTGACACAACGGAACTGCTCTCCGATGGCATCTGTGCGGACAATGTTGAGTGCCTAAGACCGTGGGTGGTGATATCATTCCTAAGAGACTCCCAGTCATGCTGATACTCCGGTTTACTAATGTCATCTACATCACTCTTATATGTATCAATTGGGAGTATACCATCAGAATACTTAGTACGTCCAAAGTTTTCACACCACCCTTTCTCCTGTGCAATCTTATTAGATGACTTAAGAAGGAAATACTGGAAAGATTCAGCAAGTCCATGAACAGCATCCCATGCCTCTTGTGACTCATACTTAAACCCTAACTTAGCAAGATAATGGGCAAGACCTATAAATCCTACTCCAAGAGACCTTCGTGCCTTTGTAGCCATCTCTGCTGCCTTAACAGGATAATCCTGATAATCAATCAATTCTTCTAATGATCTAACAGATAGATCACATAGTTCTTCTAACTCCTCATCACTTCTAATCTTACCAACATTAACTGCACTCAAAATACAAAGGGCAATCTCTCCTAAATGGTCATCTATATGACTAATGGGATAGGTGGGAAGAGTAATCTCTTGACAAAGATTACTCATATGTACCATATCCTTAAAGGAGGAATGAGTATTACAGTGATCTATATTCATAATATAGATACGTCCTGTCTCTGCTCTCTCCTTTAGTAAGTCAAGTATTAATTCTTGAGCCTTTATCTTTGTCTTTGGTATGGATTCATCATTCTCTGCATCAACATAGAGTGCATCAAAGGAATCGGCACCAAAAGCATCATAAAGACCAGGAACATCGTGTGGACTGAATAAAGAAATCTCTTCATTATTAATGAACCTCTCATAAAATAGTTTGGAAATCTGAATTGAATAGTCTAACTTTCTGACTCGGTTGTCTTCTGTTCCTTTGTTGTTTTTGAGGACGAGGATGTCTCTGATCTCTTGGT